ATATCCTGAAGGACAGAAGATTTGGACAGCAATGTTAGAAGAATCTGCTCATTGGGGGAAACAAACTTTGGCGGCGCAGATCCAAGCGGTGCTTGAACCTTTAAAAGTTCGGGTTATCAGTAAGGGTCCTGCGACGGAGTATTATCTTGCGAAGCCTTTTCAGGTAGCGCTTCATAATGTACTCCGGAGACGACCGGAATTTCGGCTTATTGGCAGACCATGTTCGCCAACGGACCTCCTTGATTTGTGGGAAAATCGAGTTGAATTAGGTGAAGGTGAGTATTGCAGCTTTAGCATAGACTATAGCGCGGCCACTGATAATCTATCAGCAAAGCTTTCCAAATGGATCATGGAGTTCTTGACACTAGGCTACCCTGACACCTGGATAAATATGTGGCTGGCGACATTAGCGCCCCACTATTGTATTTATCCTCCAACCCCTGATGGGACGGTAAGATCAGTTATGCAGAAAACAGGACAGTTAATGGGGTCCATAACCTCGTTTCCGATACTGTGTTTGGCAAATCTTGGTCTATATCTACGTCTGATCCGTGATGATCCAAGACCCCTTAAGCGTAAACTAAAGGGTGTTCTGGTGAACGGGGATGATATGGGTTATATCGCGAGAGTCTCACTCTGGGATCAGCATGTTGACTTAGGTCGGCGTATTGGTCTCGAAATGTCTCTTGGGAAAGCGTACTGTTCAGCTTTCTTCCTAAACATCAACTCAACTTGCTACCATTTCGATCTGACAAAGGAACCCGTTTGTCCGGTTGAAGTTCGTTACCTCAATTCAGGCCTTTACTTCGGTCAGGGCAAAGTGATGAACAAGGTATCCGACCTGGATCAGGAATCGGCTAGAACTGCTACGGCGGTGATAACGGAACTGGTTCGGGGCGCGTTACCAGGAAAAGGATGCGACATCCTGTCTCTCTATCTGAAGAAACATGAGATTCAGATCAAGGATGAGTGTCGAGGCCGGAATCTGTTTCTGCCAGCTTCGGTTGGTGGGATGGATCAGGTGGCCCCTCCTGGTTTCAAAGTTGAGATCACGCTGGCACAGCGTATTCTCGCACACGATCTTAGGACGCGCTCGAAGCGCGCTTCTATCGGTTTCGGGCCTTTGATGGCAAAAGAGATCGAGCAGAAGGCTCTGACCATTAGGGCTCCTTGGTTGGTGAAGGGAAAGACCAAGTCTGACTTCGAGTTGGACCGCTGTGTAAAGCGCTACTGGAAACGAGTTCGCTCTGGTGGTAAACGAGTAAACTTCTTCAGCTGGGACTATACTGAGCCTCTTAGATTTTGTCTTTGGGGACCAGGACAGGAACGGACTGGGGGGGAGTTGCCGGATATCGTCAAGGAGAACGAACGCTTTCTTGAGAACAAGCGAAAGTTTGAGATCTCGGAGGCGCGCTACTGGTCGCGTTACGGGTGGTAGGTTGACAGAGGATCTTGTCCATCGTCTTTGGTAGGGTAGACGTTAAAGAACCTACATGGGGTTTCTATCCATAAACTGTCCAAAACACTCGCTAGACGAGTTGCTAAGAAGCAGCAGAGATGCTAGTCTTCAGAATGCCAAGAGACTGCACGGATAGGGGGATGGACGGAGTTATCGCAGCCGAAGCGGTATCACGGTTATCTCTAGGTAGAGATGTACAGTCCCGGTGTCGTACCGGAATCCCATACATACGACAGGCCGATTTCTTGCCAATGGCACCAAAGAAATCGAAGAAGCTTCAACAGCCCCAGAAGGGTGTGAAGAAAGGAGGAGGAGGAAAAGGTCCTGGTAGCTCGACGCAAGTCAGTGTTCCAGTCCAGATGGGAACAATTGCTAGAGGTGGATATCCTAGCATGCGTTCATTGCCTAACGGCGACTGCGTCATCAAGCACCGTGAGTATATCCAAGATATTACTGCCGGTGCTGGCGCTCCATCTGCATTCAACGTTGGTGCTACCATCCCGTTGAACCCTGGCCAGACACAATCATTTCCATGGTTGTCGACAATTGCCGCTCGCTTCGAGTCATACCGTTTTCTGTCTCTATCACACAGTTATGAGACGGATGCTCCAACAACCCTTGGTGGTACGTTGGTGATGACAACTGACTTCGATGCAACAGATGATGCACCAACGAGCAAGCAACAGGCCATGGCTTACCGTGGTTACACCAAATGTCCTCTCTACGGGGAGGCGGGAAAGAAGGTCATCCATCGGGCGCTTGCCGAGGATCTTCACAAGCTCAAGGAACGATATGTTCGACCTGGGGCGGTTCCAGTCAAC